ATAATTATAGAGTTGCGGAAGATGCTTTGGTTGTTTTGTCAGAAACTGCTAGTCCAAAAATGTATTCTAGAGGTTTGGCTGAATATATGAGAAGTTTAGATAGTATGAAAAAAACAGCTTCTACCAAATGCAAATGTAATAAAATTGAAAAGTCGTCAACTTATCAAGAACCAATGTGCGGGCATTTACATTTGCCACTTAGCAAAGTTGCTCAAGATGAGCAAGGTAGGTGTATACCTAAATACCGACAAGGTATGATAGATACTTACGAAGGTATATTGTTTAATACAAGTAAAGTTTTCATGTAAAAGGTGTATTTTGGATAAATTAGAAAAAAAAGAAAACGAACTTAAAAAGCAAAATCATTTATACGCATATGATTTATTAAAAACTATTGCTAGTTGGTTAGATAATCCAGAAAATGAAATATTTAGTCTTTTAGAATTTGATGAAGATTCTTTACACTTGGCAGCAAAAGCAAATGTATTAGCATCTGGTATTCTTAAGAAAGCGGCATTAGATATTCAAATCACTTCTGGTATTAAAGATACGAATAAATATAGTTTTGATATTGGAGATGCTCTTGAAAATTTAGTTTCAATGGCTAATGAATTTGACAATTCAGGTGATCCGGATTTATTAAAAAAAGCAAATTTAATTGATGAGATTTTCATTACAATGTCTTCGAATATAGAAGAACAGGAAAAATTTAAACTAGCAATGGATCTAAAAATTGAAAATATAAAAAAAAGATCTAAAAATAAAGAGACTCAAAAAAAAAGTGAAGCAAGTATAGATGATACAGATAATAATTCTTACAGACCATTACAAGCTCCTTTATCTACAAGAAGTTTCCCAGGAAAACCTGGACAAATGATGGTAAGAATTTCTGATGGTGTTTGGTATGATATAGATAGTGGTGAACAAATTGATTTTAAGACTGGATATAATCTTGATGGTAAAAAAGTTCCTGGCACTTCTGTTGAAAATCAAACAGATAATTTAGAAGGCGTAAAAATACCAAATCAATTTAAGTAAAAATGGAATATGTCAGTAAAACCAAAATATGGAAAAATTCTACACCACCCAGATCAAGAACAGATAACATCTAAATTAGCATCTGGCGATTAATTGGCTTAAAAAAAAATACCCCGCAGTTAAAGAAAATCATATCGCTTTCCAGACCCTGGATGAGTATAGAAAAAATTTTTTAAACATTGGAGGGGCTGTGTTGGTCGACCTTAAAGAACAATATAAAAAACAACAACTTGCTGAAGTTGAAGAAGATTTAGATATTGTTATAAGTACCAATAAAACATATAATCAATTAAAAAAAGATGCTCTTAAAAAACATATTGATATTGATGAGCGGATGCTTGAGATTTTTCATGTTATGGAAAGTCGTGTGCAATATTTATATGACAAAGCTCAAAAATATCCTGAAGCAAATGATAAAGCTGATTATATATTAATTCAATATTTTGGTAAATTTTTAGATTTTATTAAAGAGATAAGAAAATCTAAAGGGGAACCTGATCAAATAATTCAACATAATGTTACGGTTCAAGCTATTGATCATCAAGCAGCTATAATACAACAAGCTATACAAGAAGCAGTTTCTGAGCTTGATTTAGAAACGGCTTCTATAGTTATGGAGAAAATAGTAAGCAAAATAGAAAAATTAAAATACAAAGAAAGTATTAAATTATTAGATGAGAAAGATGAAAAAAATATAGAAATGTTAGAAGGGACATTTTTGCTACAAAAAAAAGGCGAATGATGGTTAATGGTTTTATAAAAGAAAGAATTAAAAGTAAATTAAAAAATTCAAATTCTAAATATAAAAGCTATATAATCAAAGAAGCTTATATGATGAATGAGTATGGAGTTAAAGATGAAAAGTCTTTATTGAGATTCCATTATATTTCACAATATGTTCCAATTTTTGTAAAAAATATTTATGGGGAATATAATAAAAAGTTAATGTCTAAAGTGTTTGGTTTTGTAATGTCAAATTCTGAATTGATAAATTGTTCTAATGATATTAAAGATAAAGTTGCTGAATATTTTTCTAAATCAAGTTTTATAAAAAATGCTTATCCTAATTATGGCAATGAATTAACACCAAAAAAATATAATTTAAATAAATGGGAAAGTGCATTGAATGATATTACTATAAGAGCAAAGCTTTATGGTGATAAATTAGAAGCTACAGAGTATGTTACAAAAAACTGGAGCGATATGGATGAAAAAAATGATTTTAAAAATTGGGCAAAAAATAAAGAACAAGGGATAGGTAAGCTATATAGAATAGCTTTATTTGGAGATGGCATAGTTCCTGACTGAGTTTCAACATATCCCAGGTTTATCTATTAAACAAAAAGAAACTGCACAAGCGCTTTCAGATAATAGAATTGATAAAGACCAATTAATAAAACAAAAAGTTTTAGGAAGGATAAATTCTATAAAAAAAATACTATCAACACCTGAAGGGTCTGGTCTTTTAGGGAAAAATTATTCAAAAATAATGAAATCTATATTAGATTTAGAAGGAGATGTTCTTGGTATTAGAAGTTCTTCCGTTATTAAAGATGTAATATATAGAACTGGTTCTTATTTGGAAAAAGAATGTTGTGATGAAACTATAGTAAATTCCATATATAAAATGGCTCAAATTCCATCATTAGATAAAATCCCAACAGGTTCGGATATGCCTCCTTCTAAAGAAGATAATAATGGTGGAAGTTCCGCTGAAAATGGTAAAAAGGCTTTAGATGAGTTTATAGAAAATGTTAGAGGGTATTCTTCTGAAGATATGACTCCAAAAGGTATTGAAGAAAAGTTTGATAAAATAAAAGAAGAACATTTGGGTGTAAACCCTAAAAAAGCCAAAGCTTCTTGGTATAATTTTAAAACTCAAGAATTGGGTGAATTGGAAAAAGTTGCAGATAAAATTTATAGTGTGATGAAACTTATAAGTTTTGCAAATAGAAAAGATAAAATAAAAACAGCTCAAGAAATGCCGATTGCTCCAGAAATTCCTGGAATCGAATCATCTCCCTCTATATTAGAAAAAAAAGAAGATTTATTGGATAAATCAAAAGAAGAAAAACCTTCTCTTGGAAATAAAACAAAAAAAGATATTAATGAATTATTTGATGATATAAAAGTTTCAGATATAACAACAAGATTAGAAGCACTCAGTAAAGTTTTTCAAAATAGAGAAATTGCAAGACAATTAAATATAATAGATTTAATGTTAGATAGCCTTGGGCTTGCTGGGTTTTTCCCATCTTTAGCTGAAGCAACAAAATCTGCTTTAGAATCTAATCAATATTGTCAATCACGTGTTGAAGAAATATTATCAAGATTATTATCATCTACAGATGAAAATGGTGATTCTCTAATAGATTCTAACAAACTTACACCAAAAAAACGAACACATAATCTTATAGATAAAGAGATGGAAAAGTATTTAACTGATGAAATTCCAAAAGCAGAAGCTGAACCTAAACCTGTTGAAGAAAAAGCTGAAGAAGCTGTAATTCCAAAACCAGTAGAGCCTATTAGTCCTAAAACACCAGAAAGAAAAATTCCAATAGCTCCTATAGTTTAAAATGGCACTAAAAAAATTATTAGATACAATAATAGCAATAGCAAAAGCTAATAAAATATCAAAACCATATTTGGTTGGTGGTTTCCCACGTGATGTTTTTATGAAAATTATAGATAACGTATCAGATTTAGATATCACTTGTGGTGATGAATCTATAAAAATATTAGCAAAAAAACTTTCTGAAGCTTTATCAGCTACATTAGTTACATTTGAAGATGGTCATAGTAGAATGACGTTTAATAAAATTAAAATAGATTTTAGCAACAACTTTAACATACCTAATATAAACAAAATACTTACTGGGTCTGATATTAATAATCCAACTTCAATGCAAAGAGAATTGTATAGTAGAGATTTTACTATAAACACAATGTTGATGCCATTAGATTTATCTTCTGTAATTGATGCTACTGGGCTTGCTATGAATGATATAAGAAATCAAAAAATTGACACATGTTTATCACCAAGGATTACTTTTGGGTATGACCCCAAAAGAGTTATTAGAATAATATATATGAGTGCAAAACTTGGATTTCAACCAACAACAAGAGTTATAGATTGGGTTAGAAAAAATAATAATATATTAGATAATATTACAGAATTGTATATAAAATCTAAAATAGGAAAATCTTTAAATATAAATCCTCAAGTAACTAATAAAATGATAAAAACATTAAATTTGCAAAACAAAATTCCTTACATCAAAGGTATAACTTTATGAAAAAAATAGTAAAATTAAGTGTTGTTAGGGAAGAAGAAGAAAGGGGATGTCCTTATGGTTTACCTATATCAGAGGCTTGTGAAAATGTTGGTAAACTTATAGATAATATGTGTGCTATTGAAGAGGCAGAAGAAGATGCTGAAAAAGAATTGGCATCAAAATCAAATAACAGAATATATATGATGTCAAATCAAAATGATGAAAATAAAGAGAAATGTAAATATGCTAATGTTATATTTGATAATGACAAAGTAGAATGTAATTATGGCGATTATGCCGCAGGAATAGGGTCTGCAGCTTTAAATCCAGGACCAATGGTGAATACTTATATGGATTTTGGTTTTTATTCTGTTCCGTATAATTCTGATTATACTAATTTTAATCATTATTTTTTCGCTAAAGATGAAGGTAAAACAAAAAAAGACGGAAGTGATGACTAACAAATATATTTATAATTCTGTGCATTCAAGCACATATATATAGAAAGTTAAAGCATTTTTTTCGTATTAAATATTGTATATGGAGAAGAGATGGAAAAAAAAGCATTAGAAGATAACCAATTTTTAGATTTAGAAGATGTTGTTCCTATGACTTTAGAAGTTGATGAAAATCCTTCTGACGCTCTACAAGATTTTTTTGACAATGTTGTTGAAGAAGTTGAAGAGTGGACTGAAGATAATGAAGGAAAAGATAATCCAGAACCAAAAGAAATTTTCTTTAAATTAGATTTAGTCCCTGGTGCTTCCGAAGACGAATTTGTTGAAGAAAAAGAAGTTGTTGAGGTTGAAGAAAATGTAGAACAAGAATTAGTTGACCCTTGGGATTGGACTAAACAAGGTGGAACTTCTACATTTTTAGATTGGATTAAAAATATGTTTCAAAATGTTCCTAAACATACAGGTAAAGATACTACAGGTGTTGAAAGAGCGATATCTTATTTCGAAAGATTAGATAAAGAAATTTCAATGGCTATGAGAAAAGATTTTAATCGAGAAATTGATGCTGCTAAAGCAGAGCAAGCAAGAGATGAGATTGAAAAAGGTCTTAATAATTTAATGGGACGTCTTGAAAAGTTGAACACTAAGAAATTTAAAAAACGTAAAGGTAAAAAAGCTTTTGATGAAAATAGTTTAGTGAAGGAAGGTGGAAGCTCAGTTCCTAATAAAACTATGATTTCTGTTCCTTATTTTATTTCTGGCATAGCAAGGTTATGTATTGAAGCTACAGTTCAAGCTGGAAAAGATATAGAAGAGTGCTATAATAAAATGGCTAGTGATTTTAACTTAGATAAAAGAGAAAAATTTCAAGTTGCAACTTTGATAAAAGATATGGGTTATCCATTGTTGTTAGATAGAGCTAATTTTGGTGAAGATGATTTGTTACCATCAGAATCAAAAGTTAGTGAATATATGACTCAATATTACGCATAAGAGAAATTATGAAAACTACTAGAGTTGATTATTATGAAAGTTTTGAAAATGAATTAGAATCTAATTATAAATCTAATTTAGCTAATACTAATAATAATGATCTAAAGGATATTAGAGAATTGATTTCTAGTAGATTTTCAGATCCCAAAATGGCTGTTGAAACTTACTTGGATAGTTTTAGAGATCGTACTGGCTTGAAAGGTTATTTGAATCAAATTAATGCTGAATTAAATGATACAGAAAATACAAAAATAGCTACGCAAGAAAGTGTAGAATCTTTAATTGATATTCCAGAAATAAAAGAATCTATAGATTTGTCATTACAAAGAAATGATTTTCAAAGAACTGTAGATTTTATTGTTAAATTACAAAATGCTGTAAATAATGACGGAAGAATCCCGGAAGATTTGAAAGGGGTTTCTATGGATTCTAAACTTATTGATTATATAAGCAAAAGAATAAATAAAGATTATGAAAATGTTGATTATAACAGTATTTTAAATACACGTGAAAGTCCAGACATTTATTCTGATCAAAAAAATTCATTATATTTTAATTTTGAAAGTAAGGAAGAGGATGAAAAATAATGAAGTGGCTAGTTCAGAAAATGTTTTTGAAAAATTAAAATCATCTATATTAAATATTGATCCAGTAAATTTTTGTGAAAATTATCTTACTTTGGATGGAAACCCTTTTAGATTAAGAGGTAATGGTTACAAACCATTTGTTGATATTTACAGATATATTGGTTTGAAAAGTTTAAATAAAGATTCTTTACCAGTTGTTTTAGTTAAAGGTAGGCAGGTTGGTGCTACAACAATGGGTGTTAATCTTGAATTATTTTGGATTGGTTGTGGTATGTTTGGTACTCAAGGAAGATCTCCTGTAAGAGTTGTACATTGTTTTCCACAACTCGACATAGCAACATATTATTCTAAATCAAAACTTTCACCAGCAATAAGCTCATCAAAACAAATTGAATGTGATGGTGGTAAAGTTAAAAGTTATATTAATTCTATAATGAATGCAACAAATAATGAATCAATATATACAAAATCATTTATAAATGGTAACAATATATCCGTTGATTCTCTTGGTATTGCTGCTGATAGAATAAGAGGTAGAACGTATGATATAATGTTTTTTGATGAAGTTCAAGATATGTTTCCAAGAGCAATAATGAATGCATTAAAAACAATGGCTCAATCAAAACATGGACCACATGGTGGCGTTCAAATATATATGGGAACTCCAAAAGCAAAAGATAGTAAATATTATGAAATGTGGATAGCTTCAACTCAATCTTATTATCATTTAGGCTGTGAACGTTGTGAAAAACATTTTCTCAAGATGTAAAGATTTTAAACCTGAAGATAGGGGCTTTATTGTTGAATGTTCTCATTGCGGTAAGCCTCAAGATAAAAGAAAAGCTGCTGAAAGAGGAAAATGGATTCATACTTTAGATCCATTAGAATTAAATGAAAAAGGCAAGCCTATTGCTAATTATATTGGATTTCATATAAATCAATTATATATGCCTTTGTATTCTAAACAAGATATTTTAAATCAAAAACCAGAAAATAATCCTCTTTCAGATGAAATGTCATGGAATAATGAAGTTTTAGGAGAATTTTACTCCGGAGATTCTGCTACAATCACCACAGAACAAATAAAAAGTATGTGCGGCGATTATAAAAGACCAATGGTTAAACAAATTCGCCCCATAGATTGTACAAATGATAGAAATGTTTATCTTGGTATTGATTGGGGTAAAAAAATAGATGCCAATATTACTGCTAAAGATGGAACTCTTATATCCTCTAAAGGACAATCATATACTGTTGCAGCTAAAAGAGTTGTAGGCGATATTGGGTATGGTCATGAAATCATGGGAGAACTTCAACATCAATATGGTTTAAAAGTTTTAGCAAGCGAAGCTGTTGGAACAAAAATAAAAGGTAGGATAAAATTTGATGATACTGATTTTCCTAAAACAATAAGATTTGAAAAGGATAATCAAATAGAAGAATTTTTCAATTTGTTGCGTAAAGGTTCTATAAGATTCCCAATGAAAAGTTGGGAACAAATAGCTTGGTTAGTTAATCATTGCTCAAGTATGGTTGCGAAGCCTATTGGTGATAGATATGGCAATGTAAAAGTAAGATATTCAAAAGGTATAGCTCCAAATGATGGGTTAATGGCTTTGATAAATGCTTATCTTGCTTATAAATTTGATGCAACAGGTGGTTTTAAAAATAATGCTAAAATATTTTCTGATGATGTTCAAGAACAAAGTAGAGCGCTTGCTATTGGAATATATTGTCCAGCTATGAAAATTGTTGGATAATAATAATT